TTGCTTGTATGTATACTCCTACATTCTCACTATCTGTTGCTTTCATTATTTCTCTTGCAATGTCGTTACACAGCTCTTCTTGTAGTGTACCACGACGAGCACACCACTGTGCTATTCTGGTATACTTGCTGAGACCAATAAGTTTATTAGCGGCAATGATACCGATGTAGGCAACCCCACTGACAGGCTGGTGATGATGAGAACACATACTTCGTAGCTCACTACGTACCACAAGCATACCTTCGTAACGGTCGGCGCTGTCATTTGGAAAAGCTGTTGCGTCGGGCGCTGGTTCATATCTTCCTGCCATTACTTCGTTAAAATACATCTTAGCCAGTCGACGGGCTGTGCCTTTTGAGTTTGGATCATTCTCACGATCAATAAGCAATTGATCAAGTACTAGTTCAAATGCTTCTGTTGCATCTGTGATTAATGTTTCTTTGTCCTCTTCGCTAACATATTCGCTAATGTTGTCACCCGCCCAGAAACGTTTGCCTTCACGTTTCATTTTCATGCGGATTGCACCTGCCAAGGTTCCTTCTCGGTATCCGCCATCGCCTGCCATTGCGTCCAGGCCAGTTTCTTTTTTTACATACACTTCTTTGCCCAAGGGTTTGTATTCGTCTGCAACAAATTTATTGTCTGTATCTGAATGAAATACTGGATCTGGTGTGAATTCTTTAGTCATTGTTACTCCTATGTTGGTATTATATAGGTTTATTTAGGTTTTTGCAAGTTATTTGATGCTCGAAGTTGTCTACAAGCTTCGCGCATTTCGTTAGTAAAGTCTGGACTTATTTCGGAAAGTTCACAATTGATCCAAACTCCGTCTGATTTTTTTGGAAGGATTAAAAATAATATAGGTATTGCTATCACAAATGCAATGATAACCACTGATATTTTTATAGTCTCTCGCTTAGAAGTATCTTGCATAATTCCGCATCCTTTTTTGATTTGAAACAAAATGTCATAAAATCTTCAGTTGGAGTGTACACGAATCGTTGCCCTGGCAAACCAAACACTTCCACCACCATGGAACATGTTTCATTCCACCATAGCGCACCTTGATTATGCCAGTCCACAATAATTTCATGATCACTAGGAGACATTATAGGTCTTTTTTCAACATTGTTAATTCATCTTTGAGATATTCTTTGTAACTGGTTAAGATTTCAGTAACATGTATATTTTGTGAATTTTTTTCAATATCTTCAGTAACTTGTTTGATTTTTTCTTGTAATTCTTCAACAGTTAAGGTCATTTTGAACTCCTCACTGATCTTAAGCCACTGGCGCCGCCCAGCAAAATGGCAAATGCTGCCCACGTTTCCCAAGTCAATGGAATGTTTAGTACAGGAAATAATGTATTCAAACTCCAAATGCCTAAAATAGGTCCAATAGCAATGGCGATTACAATTAGAGCAATGCCAAAAATAAGTTTAATTAGTGATGATGTCATAACCAAAATTCCTCCCAAGGATAAACCAACCAGCAATCTTCTTCTGCTTTGTTAACAGTCCATACATGGTAGTCTGGATCTTTAAACTGGCTCGATTGATTGTGAGTTAATACTGCAAATCGAACATTGTCACCCCATATACTTCCCCATTTGGCATCGTCGGGGAAACAACCGCTGGGCCAATCCGTCTTAATCCATGCAACAGTTGAGCCTTGATCGTTGATGTCGTCTACAATAAGTATATTCTTACCATTAAATGCATCTTCTGCCATGCCAAGATTACTAACACAATCACCACCATCACGTAGACTGATGTCCAAACTACACATTTTAATGCCAGTATACTGACTAAGCAAATTAGCAGGAACAAGTCCGCCTCTAGTAATGCCTACAATATAATCTGGACGCCAATTGTGATTATGCATTTGTCTAGCAATATCCAAACATGCACCTTGAACATTGCGCCAAGTGTAATAAACTTTTTTCATGCTACTAGTCCAGCTGCCAATTTAGCAAGTTCTTCTTTGGTCATAAAAAAATTGTATGTTTGACTATCATGAACTACACCGTCTTTAAGACTTTCTTGAATGATGTCAAGACTAAACAATCCCTTTGGTGCTAGTACTTCGTGTTTAGTTACACGTACTCGAAATCCTTCAAATTCTTTAACTGTTATTTCTTTGCGTGTGTGCGCTACTGATTCGTGTAACATTATTTTGATTCCTTTATTGTGTCAAATGTTCTATATTTTGCCAATGCCGCAATGTATTCGTCATACAGCTTCTTTAACTTTGGATGCTTACGTTCAAGTATAGCATCTCTTTCAGGAATTTGCAATACTTTTTCAATTATATCTAACCGTTCTTCCAAGTCTCGCCCATTAAGAACTAGCCGACCTTTGACTTCTAATTCTGGCGGACTTTGATTGACTTTGAGTACAGTGTCATATTCATTTGCCCAACTTGTACCGTTTGATCCAGTTGTTAAGAAAGCACCGGTATTATTAGTGGTATACACTTTTCCAATTGTTAATGGGGAAGGTGCAGGCGGTATTGCACCGTAGCCTGGACTTGTTGTATTAGATATGCTTATGAGATTCGAGATAGCGGTCATTGTGTATCCATTTGTTGTTTACCAAAAATCCCCATTCTTGTTGTTGCGGCCCTGGCATAAACAAGGTCCATGCAGTTACTTCAGGAACCAATTCGATACGATGGTAGCTGTTAGCACTACAAACACGCCAGTGTCCAGGACCACGCCAATGTTTTGTTTCACTGACCATTTGGCCATGTTCAAAATTGGGAGTATACTCGTAGTAGCCGCCTGCCAGTATCAGTGTAGCATAGGGCCACGGATGATCATGCACATCACCAGGATCGCCTTTGTGAAACTTGTGTAAGAACACATTGAATGGAAAATGCCTACGTTCTTTTAACAACAAGTAGTAACGAGTCAGCAAGGGCTCGTTGCACTGACGATCCATGATGATCCGTTTGCGATCCAGCCGTTCCAGACAATCAAGGACGAGGTCTTTTATTTTTTGGAGTATCATAGTCATCCCGCACTAATTTATACGTTGTTTTAAACTTGTCAAATGCAATTGCCAATCCTGGATATTCTTTGCACATTTTTTGCACACGATCAAAGTCTGGAAATTGATTAACCCACTCTTTGGGCAAATTTATTGTGAACGACGAAGTATCTATACTGGTTGTTGCACCAATTTGTACTGTGGAGATTGACGGAAATGTAATAGTGCCACTTGTGCTGTACGTGTATGATGACGGTGATGATACATATGTTATACTATTGCTAGTATCCGTAGTAGTAAGCGAACTAAAATTGATAGTGTCTGTACCACTAATGGTTATAGTGTCTATCGTATCACTTGATATTGGCGAGTAAGCCACCGGCTGAGAAATAGTTGTCACGTAAAAACTCCGTTTGTTTATGTAGCATAGGAAGTCTAGTTTCGTAATTTTCCATATGCTGTATTATTGTTTTGCAAATAAAAGGTCTGTATCTACTGTATGCTTCAAAACTTTCAGTCCATTCGCTGGGATACTTAAAAGTATCAAAAGCCATTTCACTATAGCTAAGTCTATCCGGCACCATGGGAACAGCACCTACCACAGCACCTTCGTACCAGCTGATGCCCAGTGTCTCTTGCAAATTGGCACTGAACACCATTTTAGCACGACCTAACAGCTTGTGATATTCGTGTTTGTCTAATTGTGTATCTTGGCAAACTACAAATTCATATTGAGGCAAATGCGTGGACAAGTCTCGGAAGATTTCAACTTGTTTCTCTGGCGCAATGCGATGCGGAAACAATATAAGGTCACGCTTGGGGGTAGTCCAGTAGTTGTCCAAAGTATCTTGCATATACTCCATGGGCCAACCAGTACGAACTATCTTACCGCTGTTGTATCGTTCTGCCCAGTCTTCTTCATACCAGGGATTTTCTGTTGGATAATCATGTAACAGATTATCAAAGAACATCTTAACATGGAATTCAGTAGCAAAGTAGTTGTGATCAAAAGCATGATAAAAACTTCTTTCAGCGTTTCTCACCCAAGGTTTATTGCCAACCAACCTGCCTAAAAAGTCTTGTGGATCATAACTACCAGCATGCCACAAGCCATGTGTAGTTACTGGAATACCCAACAACTCACTCATGTACTTTAGATTAATGATACCTGGATGCCAAGCATCAGTAAACACAAAATGATCGCCGGAATTAACGGATCCATCGCAAAATAACCGACCCATCTGCTCCACTTGACTAGCTTTGTATATATTAGTTCCACCAAAGTTGAGAAATGCTCCAGGAGTGGTAGCACTAGGAATGTCCGTAGGACCTGATATAATGTTGACATGGTGTCCTGCCTTTCGTAATAGTGCAGGCACATGAGTCTTCCATTGACCCGTGTACCTTGTCTCAACTGCCTCTAAATCAATTAAGAAAATAGTCATTAGTTTTCAAAACGTTCGTGTTTGGGATTTTTACCCAAGTAAGGTTTACGTTCACCTGTGTATGCTTTCTTAGGCCTACGACTCTTTTCAAAATTACGCCACTGCCAACTTTCTCTATTGTACAAATCTGATTCATCAAACGGTGCCCCCTCAATTTTACACCAATCTAAAAATCCCTCAAGGTCGTCAAAGATTTTTACAATGTCCGGCCGGGTTTCGAAATAACTGATATTTTTGTAATTATTAGCCATTGTAGCTTTTCCTATTAATACTTGATAAATGAACCATTTTCTCCGTCTTCGGAGACCTCAATCCAAACCTCACGGTTGGGATACTTTTGTGAAATCTGTTGATATAAATCTCCAGACATCATTTCACAACTTTTGTAGTCTAACGCTAGTATACTATCTTTGTAAAGATTTAGCAACCATCGTTTGAACTGAATAAACTCAATATCACGATCATCGTGTGTGACACCAATCCACACTTTAAAGTGAAAGATGTGACGATGTGGATAGCCTAGAAAACTCACATCATATTCGTCACCTGTTGCTAGGTTAGGATCTGTAAGTGCGGCTGGATATTTGTGCATACCTTCTTTGTTAAAGGTAACCCAAATCATTTTGTTTGGTCTAACGTCTTGCCGAATAATCATTCTGTATCCTTTGCTGTTTGAACAATTGGTGTGTCATTAACATATTGATCCCAATGTGTGTAAGTTTCCTTGGTCATTAGGCTTGGCAGATGATGAGTCCAAACTCCAGGGTTTGTTTTGCCCCAAGTTAGGTCATCAATTTTAAGAGTTGCATTGTAGTTAAACAATTTGATATATGGAATCTTAACACTGATCATGGGCACAAATGTGTCATGTTCACACCAGCCGTCTTCGTGAATTTGATCCGCATACTTGACGTCAAAGTCTAAACTGACCCAATACTTTAAATTAAGTAAAGGGGTAATCATAGAATTCCATAACTTCCAGTCTTCGTGAGTTGCTGGATTAAAACTTTGACTGGTTCCAAGATAGATATGCTTGCAGTTGTCACTATCTGCAAGTTGCATGATTTTTTCTATATCTTGAACGCCTGCCACAAACAAAGTTTTCATACCATAACAAACAGTATGCTCAACTTCATCTCCAATAAAAAAATCAATTTGTTTTCGGGCTTCGGTGTTTAGTCCCATTTGATATAACCTCTACTATAATTACTCGGACGATTCGCGCCGTCCGCAAACGCTTGTTGCCATTCAGTGTTACGATTATAACATTTAGTCCAAAAAGAATCAACCTTTAGACAGCCGTTTTCAATCATCCAAACTGCATCTTTCATGCATTGATGAAAATTTGGATTGCGTGGACTTGGTCTAACAGTGGTAACAGCTTTCCAAAGTTGAGTTTGTGCTTCTTCTTTACTTACTGCTTTACCAACTGCATCAACAATTAGGGCATTGTTATTTAGGTTAATGTCAATGCCTAAAGCATATTTGCCACTCAAGTCAATCACTACATCATAACTTTCAGTAGTACCAAGTAACAATCGATCTCCCCACAGATCAATATTACTTGATCCCACAACATCAACATTTTCAAGATGTTTAAATTTGGTCAACGTATGATAAGCCACCCATGCTAAGAATCCACTGCCAATGATCAGTATTTTATCTCGTCTAGCACAATCCGCCACATCCACTGCATTGATACCACAAGCAACCGGCTCGATAATATAGCGTGGGTGGGCTTCTGGTACTTGTACATATTCATCTTTGCGTACATTATAAAAGTCTGCATATGCTGGCTCGCCGCGTGTGGCAACAATGTCACCAAAATTCACATCTGTAATGTTAGCACCGATACCAATTACTTGGCCCAGTCCTTCGTGACCCTGCATTTGCAACGGTAATGGCCCAAAATTACCATTCATCATGTCTATATCACTACGACATACACCGGTCATAACAGCCCGTACACAAATTTCATTCTCAGTCAATGTAGGCATGACATATTCCACTTCTTCAAAATAGCCTTGCCCAGTCGTTTGTAAACAGCGTGTCATAAATTTTCTATTCTCTCATGTATCCAAGTATCGATTGCATATTGTTTTAACCAAAACTCAGGAGTATCCATATTATCCACAGCATCAACAATCATATTATGGTATGCTTCTTCCGGACACCAACCTAAATCAAATTGTTCTATTGTATTATCTGGCATAACAAACACAATAGAACTATCTTCTTTGTCTATGCTACGCCAATTGGCCGCACACTGCCACTTGTTACCAAAATTAATCACGCACATGTCGTCAACATTGTATGTGCCATTGGGGTCAACAACTCCATAGTCAGTACTATCGATATCTTTTAATTTCCAACATTGCATGGCAGTTTGGCCAGATACGTTTTCACGTTTCCAATTAGGGTTCATAGCCACATACAAACTCAACAAGTGTGGCATTAAATCTCTGCTGACACCTCCAAATGCCAACTTCTTGGTAGTGAACCAACTACCTGGACTAGGAATACAATTCTTTCTAATCCAGTTTATCTTTACAGTCCTGGACTTGCTTGCCAGTTCAACTAGTTCAGCTATATTACTACGCCACATATTGTTTTTAACCATTATGAAGCGTGTTTGTTTAAATTCAGTTACTAGTTTGGTCCAAGTATCGCTAGTAGCAACTCCAGGTTTCTCAATAAACACAATTTTACTGTGCGGAGAAACTCTAGCTGCAATTTCAAAGTGTGTAAAGTTGGGAGTACAGATGTGAGCAGTATCAAATAAACCGTGTATCAGTAACGCTTTATCAACGGAATCAAAATCTGCACCTTTACTAATATCTTGATCCACTGTGACAACTTTGTGACCAAGGTTTGTCAGTACATCCTTGTACAAGTTTCCAATACCCATACCAATGACTAGACTACGCTTGCTCATTTTTCTTTTGTTCGTAAACTTTAAACATTCTTGTTACATCTTCCATACGTCTTTGAAATGTCTCTGGAGAACCTACAGAAGCACGATCCATATCGTGTTCACTAGGATAATGACGCAAACACCATCTAGCTTGCTCTTTCATATCTTTTGATAAACCACTTCTAGTGTTTAGGATAGATTCTAAAAACTTTTTAGTCTCCATTACAGCTCGATATCTTTCGTCTGGCAGTGTCATTTTTTTACCTGTAATTCTAGCTGGTTTAATTTTGATTCCTCGTCATCACCCCATTCGGGTTCGTCGTCTGATTGTACAGTATCTTCATTGTCTTCTACAAAGAATTCGGAGAACTTGCCGCTGGCGTTAACTGTTTTCTTACCAATAGCACCTCGGGTACCAGGAATAGCTTGCCAAAATTTATCAAAGCCGTCAATAATTGCCAGTGCTGTTTCTTGATCTGTCGCACTGAAAATAGCATCAACAACATCTTTGAAGTAAACACGTTCAAACTTTTCGTCCACCAGCATTGCAGGACACAGTCCAGAATCGTATTGCCGATTGGCTTCCTGCACACTGTTCAAATGCAACCACACATTATGTCCCATCATGATTGCATATGTAAAACTATCCCAACTGGTTTTGCCTTCCTTACCAATCTTATTCAAATCACCCGGACCGTAGATACAAATATCTTTCACTTCGACACCGTCCATTAATGGGCTAGTGGTAAACGATTCAAAATGCTTGTCTTGCACCACTACTTCTTGGAAGAGACGAGTATCCTTGGCATATTTTTTGTTGTCAAGAGACGGCAACATGCGGTAAAGCCATTTTTGTCTGTCTTCAATCTCTGTTTGGACATAGATTTGTCCGTTTGCTGTTGCGAGGAAGGGACTTGCGCAATCAAAAGATATGGTAAAGTTTTCATTATGATATTTCCTAATAGCTCGTTGTATGTCAGTTAATAACAATGCCCACTCTAGTTTAGAGGTGCCTAGGAAGTGCATCCAGTCTTGATGACCCTTTTCAAGAAGTCCATCAAACTTCAATGCCACTAATCTACGTAACACTAAATCAACGTCGCACATGTTTTGTCCACCCATGGCCCATCCGTTGAACGGTTTATCATACTTTGTTGGATCGCAAAAGTCTTTCATTTGATGATACCAGTCGTTTGCTTGTTTATGGTTTTCGCCTTGCAATACGTTCAAGAACTTACAAGCACCTGTACGATGTTTGATAAAATATTCGTTATTGTATTTTGTAGCTGCCACTGCTTGATCATAGTCACCAACTCCGCTGTTTTTAGCACCTACTGGGCTACGCCCAACCCATGCTGGAATATCCAGTACCATGCCATAGTCCATGAGTGCATCCATCCATGCCAACACTTGTCCACGTTTCTTTTGTGCTGCATCTAGTTTGGCTTGATAAAGTTTAACATGATCAATCTTATTGTACTTGGGATTACCGTTTTTATCAGTTTTGGGATGACCGGTGGGATGTAGTTGCGGTACTAATTCCACACCCTTGGACACAGCTTCGGACATGCGTTGTGCAACTACTGCACCATTAGGATCATTCCACTCACCTTCCCACACACCTTTACCAATCTGAAATCCGCCCGAGTCGCCTAATACCCAACTAGTGCTACGGTCTCTATTACGAAACATGTCTTCACTGGGATCAGGTTTTGTCAAATCCAAGTTGGCATGCCCTGCGGAATACAAACAATGGTCGAAATAAAATGCCGCATTGGGATTCAAATAGTTCATGGCTTCAATGCCCATGGGTCCAAAACTGGCAGGTATACGAGATGGATCCACATAGTTACTGTAACGTTGTTTGCCTATATACGTGCTGTAAAAGCCTGACGTTGCCGGCAAGAAATATGCATAATCGCTTTGAGCTGCTGTCAGATTTTTATTCATTATTTAGATTGTGCTGGCAAAATGTAGTCATACACAGTAATGCCACTGTCGACAGTGATGTTTAATGCACCTGCATCAGCAATACGCATAGAAATATCGCCGGGCAAGTTCAAAATACTTTGAATGGCTGTGACAGGCCATGACCATGTTTGTTTTAATTTACCATTTACACCTGCTTGGAACACAAAGTTACCAGCGTGTGTACTTGCATCTCCAAAACTAAACACTAGGTTACCATCTTTGGTGGACACTTGAAATGTCTTTTCATCACTGTGAGCTGCACTTTGGAATTTAAACTTCTGTATACTGGCCATACTGGGTTTAAAGTCAATGTCCCATGTTGCGCCTTTGAACTTGACAGTTTTCAACTTTTCATTGATAATGTCTTGGTTCATAAAACGATAGTCGTTCTCAAAGTCACCTGCGCCGTTTTGGAAATGTAATCCTGTTGGAATTGTTTCTCCGTTACGTTCTTGTTTAACTACTTTAATAGTAAAGTTTTCCTTGTATTCTGGACATTTGAGAATAATGTCTAACCTGTTAAGGTTAGGCATACCAAATGTGCCTTCAAAGTCCTCTACTGGTGCTTTGGCTTTTGCTGTTAAGATAACGCTACGGTCTTCAGCCATTGATTCGATCATCGCTTCTTTTTCTGTTGCACTAATTTTAACCAACGGCAAAAAGCCCAAGTTATGTGTATGTGCCACTAGGTCTTGTAAAAAGTCTTTCATATTATTCTCCATCTTTGTAGTATATAGGTTTTGTGTGACTATGTCAATTATTTTCTAACTCTTTTATTATATTTTATTGCCGATTCTAAAATACTTACTGATGTACTCAGTCGGTCGGAATACCATACAAACGCATTTGTGTCTTTGGAAAAACAAGATCCTCCAAAACCACGAAGCCCATCTGGACCGGGCACTTGCATGTGACTTGATCCAATCCTGTTGTCAAGTTTAAGTAAACTGATCACAGTGTCAAAATCAACGTTATTAGCAATACACATATCATGCAATTGATTAAAAAATGACACTTTGACACTTAGAAAACAATTGGTTGCATATTTGACCATGCTGGCTTCTGCAACAGTACAGTGGAGAAATGATTTGAGTTTTGGCAATGACTCAAAAAAGAGATCGCGCCACATAACTGTATCAATATTTTTTCCACCCAGTATCATGTATGTTTGATTTTTAAAGTCTTCATCTGCGGTAGAGGCTCTTAAAAATTCTGGACTATAGCAAATACCATGTTTGGGATAAGTTGCCACCAGCTTATTTAGGTAATCTGGTACAATTGTGCATTTAATCAACACTGGCATTGTTTCAGGAATAGTATCCATCACATTGTGTACTTGACTAACATCGCAATCACCCAGTATAGTTGCAGGAGTTCCCACGCAAATAATTACGCCATCTGCATTTTTATAATCGGACACTATACTATTGTTGATCTGTGGATCAACAATGTGTATAAAATTTTTATCTTTAATAGCGTTGGCAACAGCCTTGCCAACAAATCCATACCCTGCAATTATAATTTTCATATTAAAACTCAAATAAACTGTTAAATGTATTTTTTTCTTCTGTGCTGTTGATATCCCAATTCAACACACCGATCAAGTTGTCTAATTTGTTATCAATAATTGTTTGTTCCATTTCCGCATGGTCAAACGGAAGATCTTTAAACCATTGTGGCAATCTCAGTTCATCAACTGGATATGCAACACTGGTGAACTCTAACGGATTGGGTTTGAGTTTACACACAATAACCTTGGCACCGTCAGTGATATTCATTGAATATTTGTCGTTGAACATTCGCTTGAGCGTGTTCCAATTAATACTGGCTCTAACATGACCGGGCATATTGGCCTTGCCAGCTTTCTTTTCTTTTGCTTGGTAATCTGTGATGTTGTTGGCACGTTTAGGGCTCCCTTTCTCCCAACCAGGCCTAGCTTTGAATCGAATACGAAATTCGCTAATGTGATCCAACACTTGTTGTTCTGGTTTACCCATGAGAACCATTTCAAGAACATCACTTAAAAAGTTTTGAATAAATTCTGGAGTATCACTGCGTTTGAGATCCAATCCCATGGCCTTGATCTTGCCAGCTTTGCCATCTGTGTCCGTGCGTTTGCCTTCTTTGTCATAGTACAACACTGCGTAACGCTTCTTGGTAATAAACAAACTTTTACTACCAACAATCTCACGACCTGCTTTGATAACTTCGCCACGCGATTTGGGACAATGGAATGTGTCCAACATAAACTGTGGAAATGTGGTATTGACTTCTTCTGCTATTTGGTCGTATAAACCAATCACAGTTTCTCTAGTCCAAGGAATAGCACCTTTATCAATGTCCTTTTGCAATGTTTTGTAAGCACTGAAATAACACGAGTCGGTATCACCGTAAATAATGGCCTTGCCTCTGTGGTCATACTCACCTGTGATAATCTCATTTACCTTTGATGCCATGTGTTTGACAATTTGTCGACCACTTAGCGTAGTGCTTTGTCCAATACGCTTGTCAAAAAACCTACAACCGTTGTTGAGAATAGCACCATATAGACTGTTAAGATTAATCTTCTTGACCAGTTGCCGCTTGTCCCAGTATTCTTCTTCAACTTTGTTACCACTTTTAATACATTCTTTCAGTTTGGCCTGCATCTCTTTACGTTCACTGTACCAACGTTTTAACAAGCCCGGAATGATACCTTCTTTTTCGTAGGTGAAGATTGTGCCGTTGGCACTGAGCATCCAAGGTTGATTACTTTCAAATATTAATCTGTATACTTCTGCAGCACTTAGCACATCGCTGGACTTGTCTTCCCAGTCAATAGTGATGTCAGTACCTATTTCTTGTGACATAACAGCTTCAAACTCGTCACAACCAAACTTACCTTCCCAAGCAGCCGCAAACGATTTGCCCTTGGCCAGCTGTATCTCAATAAATTCTTCTGTGCGGGTTTGGCGCAGTTGTCCAATGATTGTTTCTGGACCCATGTTGAGTGCTCTAATTGCACTGGGATACAGGCTGTTGATGTCCAATGACCCAACCCAGTCCTGTATGCCTTCTTTGGGCACAGCAACATATGCACCTGCAGCTGCAGTATTTTCTTCACGGTCGTCTTTCTTAACACGATTAGGCACTTGGAAACCACGACGATGTGCTTCGTTAATGATGGCCTGTTCAGTAACAGCCACAGCACCCATTGTGGTCTGTAGCAACACTGTGTTTTCATGTGCCAGTGTGTTGGCTAGATCCAAAAACTTCAGTTTCTTGTCTAGTCTGTCCAACAGTGATGTATCTTGTCTGTTGTATTCAATAAACGTTTTAAAATCATTGTTGTACAACTGATCCAGTGTGCCTTCGTACTGTGTTTTACGTTCGCCCAGTTCGTATTCAGCAATGGCATCCAGTCTGTATGTGTGACGTTCTTCATACGTGTATTTGCGATACAGTTCAAGACTGTCCAAGTGTACACGACCAATAAAGTCATATGTAACTGATTGACGTCCAAACTTTTCGTATTCTCTGCGTTTGGGAAACTGATCAAACAAACAAAAGCGACGAGTGTCATCTTTGCTCAACACCTTGGTCACACGGTTAACAGTGTATGGAATATCATAACCTTCACTGTTCCAACCAGTCAGTATGTCAGCATCTTGAATTAGATCTAAAAATGCATCCAACATTTCACCTTCTGTTTTAAACAGCACAGTGTTGGGGAATTCCTTAATTTCTTCTTGTGCTTGTTCCCAAGTCAATGTCTTGGGAGGCACAGCAAAACAAATTAATGTTTCCAACCATTGTAGGTGAACAGCAATTGAGGTAATGGGCATGAACGCATCATCTGGTGTGCTGTAGCCACGTTCTGGATCAAAGTCCACCTCAATGTCAAAAAACGCCACATTGAGTTTTGGAGGATCTTGATTTAAATAATGTTCACTAAGTGTAACAAAGATTGGATTAATGTCGCTTTCAAACAGTTCTTTACTGCTGTTGATAGCTTGTTCTTTGCGTAGTTCTTTGGTGTTCTTACAGACAATGCGTGTTAATGCATCTCCGTAGATTGATTGATGTTTGCCCTTGGGGTCTTTTACATAAAAAGTATGTTTGACAGGAATGTCTCGGAACTCACGTTCACCTTTCTTGTTGCGTTCAACCACTCGAATAACATCATTCTCGCGATCAAACCATGCATCCACATAGCTCATAATTCTCCTTATGTCATTTAGGGCTGACAAACACCTTACATGCGGTTTATGGCCCGCTGACCCTTGCTAGCAATACTTATTAGATACGCTTGGTGATATCCAAAATTGCTTCAATCTCTTCCCAATCTGCATTATGCGCACTCCAATCACCCTTGTGAGCAATTTTGATAGCTTTGTTAATGACACTGGGTTTTACTTGTAATTCTTCAGCAACTGCTTTGACTGTTTCTTTCAAGCCTTCTGATAGATCTTCAATTTCACGCAGCACTGTGCTGCCTTCTGAAATCAAACGCTCTAATTTTGCCTTTTCTTCTGGACCATATGAACGACCTGACATGCTGTCTCCTAATGTATATGCCTATTATACTTTACTTATCCAGCTAATGCAAGCGGTTAGATATTTTAGAGGTGAAAATGGCAGAATAAATCTGCCATTTTATTGATTAACCGCGGGCTATTCTCAACCAGCGAGCCAATTCGTTATCGCTTTCTGTAACAGGTTCGAATTGTTTTGTTGCTGGATTTTGTTTATACTCTTTACCAGACACATCTCGATTTACACCCCTGCTGTCTTTATATAGATCTCCGGGTTTAACACTTGCTGGCTTGGTAGTTCCTGTGGGCGACGCAGCAATACCACCTGCCTTCTTCTCGCTTGCCGTTGCAATAGCTGCAGCTTCCGCTTGTTTTCTTTTTTCAGCTTTATCTAAAACAGCTTGTGCAGCCATTGTTGAGTTGAGCCAATCTTTATCGTCGCCCCAATCGTTACGCATCAGCTCGCGGATTTTTTTGATTAAGTCTTTTTGTTCTGGAGTTAATTCGCTTGTGGTGGTATTAGTCGGTGATGCCGCAATATCTGAACCCGTTGTTGTTGGCCCGTTTGCTGGATCAGTTGCTGGATCAGCTGCTGGCCCGTTTGCTGGCCCGTTTGCTGGTCCAGTTGTTTCCTCATCGTCAAAACCTCCCAATGCTGCCACTGTTCCCGCACCAATTGCTGCAGCTCCGGCCAAGCCTAATGCAGCAGCCAGCTTGGGATTAGCTCTTATCCAACCTGTTAATCTACCGGATCGTTTGGCGGCCTGGGCTGCAGCAGATGCAGCAGCTCTTTCGGCAGCACTGAGTTCCTTACCAGCAACACCTGCAACATCGTCTGCAGATTTGGATAAGGCCGCACCAGCGCCTCGCACAGCATCATCTGCAGCATTGGCACCTGCCTTGGCACCTGCACCTACAACAT